CCGTTAGTTGAAGCACCAGTAGCTCGAACAATCATTTGAAAACTTGCAACTAGTGTGTTTTCATAAGGTAGAAGTTGTGCTACGTGTGTTGCAATAGTATTATAAGTAGTAGTTCCATCATCTACATTGCTTCTAGCATGTTCTGTATAACTTTCTGCTAATTGTCTACCTAAGTTTCTTCCATCTACTAAGCCTATTCTTGAATCTAATAATGGAACTACTTCATTTCCAGAGCCAAAATCTGTTACTCTTCGAATAAATGCTTCAGATCCTGATATAACACCAACTGATGTTAATTCAAATGATGGACTAGAATCTGGCGAAGCCAAATTTGTAGTTGATTGTAGTTTATCAGATAATATTGCTGTACCACCAATCAATCCTGCAGAAGCTGTAATTTGACCATTAGATTTCAATTGTAATGGTGCTGGTGTTGCAGGATGAATTGTTGTTGATGAAGATACAACTGATAATGCAGTACCGCTATTATCAGATAAAGTAAATGCTGCATTTGTAAATCCTTCTTCTGTTACTGCATATGGACTTGTTAAATTTATTGTTCCTGAGGCTCCAGCTACGTTATTAATTGGAGCATTATTTCTTTCTCCTGCAAAAGAGTTTT